GGCTTTGGCCATCTGAGCCGCCTCCACTTACTAAAGCGGAAACACCTCTATTTTCAAAGTATTCGCTTAGGGCAACTTCGATATTATTGGATGCATTTAATAGATTTTGTGCTGCTTGAAGTGGGCTTAATCCGTTACGCGTTTGCAGGCCGTCAATAGATGGATTATTCATAGCCACGTGCATAACAGAATCTGGCAGTAGTGGCTTACTTGCAATTCCATCATTAAAATGATAGCTTGAAATCTCGCTAATTATGCTTTGGCTGGTTGTCTTTATCTCCATTGATTGAGGCGGTAAAACTAATTGTCTACCACCCATGAACCCAATACTATTAACGTCGTTGTAAATATAGCATTCACCTGTTAAGGCGTAAAAAGTAGATAGTTGCTCCCAAAATTCAATGAAGGATTGATCCTTATTCGGGCTAAATACAAAGTCGTAAGCCTCGCCCGATGTGATTTCTTCACCTGTTGCTTTGTCGTATAGTTCAACGGGTAAAGTAGATACTCCCGTGCTAATTCGTTTGATGATGGTGTAAACAACTGCGGAACACAAATAACCGTTCTTAATAGCGTCCTCATCGCTGATGGCGTTACTGTTTAGGCTTGAGCCTATCTTAAAGAACTCATCCGTAAATGATGCCGTTTGCCTTCTTAACTCTCTACCGATATCATTAAACGCCATATTAAACAGTTTTGGCAAAATTAACCAAAAAAAATGTAATAGTTATTTCAGTTATGATATGGAATAAATTTGATTAAGACTAAGTTATTTAGCATTAGAAGTTAGTGAGAATTTTGTTTGCCCCATATCCGAATGTGTAAATTTATATTCTAAACTACATTTATCGCAGTTAAAAATATCAACCCAACCATTATTTTCTGATCTTGTTTTTATAAGACTTCCCTCATTACATTCGATGCATTTTTTTGAGTTAGAAGTCCATTTAGTTTTAAGGTCTTTTAGTGTGTATGATTTCATAATTTACATTTGTTTTTTAGTTAATTTAAAAGAATCTAAAAATAAATATAAGTAATGTGAGTGGCTGGAGTCGAACCAACAAGTCTTTGCGTGTCACTCGCACCTACCGACTACTCTTGGAGTGAGATAGCGTTTACCGTTGCGCCACACCCACATACTCATATTCAAATCATTACATTTGTTTTTTAGTTAATTCAAAACCTTTTGATGTATAGGTGTTAACTCCTTTTCCTTTGGTTTGTTTCGCGTAGTTGTAGTTAATCCCAGCCAATTCACACGCTTGTTTAAATGATCGCACCTCCGTTTGCATTCCTGTTGCAATGTTCGTTAGTTTCCAATATGATATTTTAGGCATTGTCTTGAAGTTTTAGTGTTTTGCTGTTAAAGAAAATTTAATTGTTTGTAGCCTGTTTAAGAAGTCGTTACCATCTAAACCGCTTTCAATGGTGCAAACTCTAAAGCTCAACTTATACTTTCTGTCTAGTTCTATAACGGCTCTTGTGCTTTCGGTCATTAACATACAGTCAAAAGAATCATCATCATCGTTATAGACTTGATCAGTTACTTTAAAAAAATATAATGCAGTTCTTCCTGATCGATAACCGTTTTTCTCCCTAATATAATTTAGCTTTTTCGTTTTATTAGTCATTTCGTTTTGTTTTAGACTGCTAAAGTAATACTTTTTAGATAGTATTAGTATTATTAGTGTACTTTTTTACGGGGGAAAAGTATTATTCTCTACATATTCCATAGATGCCATTGGGTGTAGGCATAACGTAAAGCATCAATGATATGATTATCTGCGTCTTTTGGTATCTCAGCGCGCTTGTCATTCCAAACGTAGCTATTTAGCTCTTTCTCTAGGTCTGGACTATCATCAACAACGATTAGATACTCCTGGAGCCAGCGTAACCCCTGCACTATTCCACCTTTCTTATAACATTTTACCGCGTTAAAGTTTGCCCTTCTTAACTGGTCAATGTTTAAAGGCTCGGCATTGTCGCAAACAATGAAATCATCTGGCTTAATGTTATTCTCGCAAAAAGTTAGGATTTCAGGCATTGCGATATTCGTACCGTATAGCATTTGCTTTGCATAGATAATTTTCTTATCCCTATCAACCGCAATTTTAACTATTGCCATTGGGTGTGTCCAGCCCCAATCAAGGCCGTACATGAATACTAATTCGTCGTTGAATTTACCTCTATTCCAATTGGTAAATATTTGTCCTTCTGCGCCTCCCGTCATACCCAGACCGTAAACCTTCCACTTATTAGCAAAGAATTTATTCTTGATGTTGGCCGTACTGAATAGGTCCTTTTTGTTTTGATCAAAAAAACCGCGCTCTAGGTAGCTTAATAGATTTCTCTTTTCTTCTTCTGGAATAAATTCATTGTCCAAAAACGTTAATGCAATGAAGTTTTCTTTGGTTACATAATCATGCGCCCAAAATTCTGAATCACTGTTAAAATCAATGATTGTTTTCTTGGCTCTTAAAGAAATATCTACATACTTTTCATGGGTTATCTTATTAGCCTCATTGATATAGATTAAATCGCGCCTTCTACCTTTTCCAATGTCGGCTTTATCCAGACCAATAAATTCAATAAAGCCAGTAACCCCGTGATTAAACGTAAACCTTGATTTATTTTCATTCCACCTTCCACTGTACCAAAGTCCGTAATCAATTAATATTTTCTTAAAATCATGAAATGCGGTATCCATTAACTTAGTCCGCTCGAAGGAGCAAATAGTTATTTCTTTATTAGGATTCTGGTTAAACCAGTCAATAATAAGCATCTCAATGCCTATTGTCTTTCCAGCACCTCCACCGCCTTGAATGATCGCTAAATCATCAACTGACTTGACTAATTTGGAAATCTTTTTAAGCGCTACAGTAGGCTTATAGTCGTAGGTGTACTTCATTACAGACTATCATCACCAAAAATAGGTGCAGGCTTGCTAATAGTTATTTCGGAATTATCTTTTAGTCCTAAATCCCTAGCTATTATGCTCGCATTGAACGCTCCAACTGAAGCACCTTCAAGTTTTTGAGTGTAAATAACATCCTCTACACGTGTGATGACCCCAAAAAAATCTTTCTTTTCTTTATAGTTAAACCACGTGCCCTCTACAATATCAAGGAAGATATATAGCCCTGTTTTCGTGTATGGTGTTGTTTGGTCTACTATGCACCTCTCAGCATCTTTTCCATGAAATTCTACTTTCTCCCATTTCCGCTTATCCGTAGCCTCGAAATATTCTAGTGAGGCTTCCCATAGTTGCTCTGGTGTTTCAAACTTTGGATTTCTTCCGTGTGAGCTTCTTAGCCTCCACCATTCGTTGCCTTTTGTTGCTCCCATTACTTGCATCTTTTATGAAGCGTTCTTTTTGCTTCTATTGGTGTACCGTTTACTATGAACGTACCATACTCAGGACTATCGACTATTCTTTCTATTGCCTTGTCTCCGCATTCTAGTTTAGTCTCCAGATCAACCGTTTCAATGTTAAATCCGTGTTTGTAATGATAGTAGTATGAACAATTATAGCACTTTTCAGGGCTTTTCTTCTTGCAGCTGGTAAATAGTGTTGATCCTATTGCAGCGATTATTACAAGCGTTACAAATGTGGCAACCGATTTTGTGAGCCTTTTGTTTACTGAGTCCATTACTCTATTCATTTCGTCAAATTCTTGTTCTTTCATAATGTCAAATTTAGTTATAAATTAATTAGTGTTTTTTTTGTTTAGTCTATTGGATAGAAAACATAACCATCTGTTGTTTTATAAAATTCTGATTCCGTTATAGCTCTGATGTTTTTTACTTTTACTGGTTTACCCCAAGAGGAACAAGACTCATCGTTTATCATTGCTACTTTATTTCCTTCAATTGCACAAAGTGTATTTATTCTGTCTTCAAATCTAAATTTATCACCTATACTGTAGGTTCTTTCACCCTCTACGCCGTTAGCAATTACCGCTAATGCTTTGATTTCCTTCTTTAGCTTTTTCAAACTCAGTTTGAATTTGTTTAGTAATATTTTATGCTCGTTGATGTGCTGTGCTGCTTCTTGTTTTGTCATTTCGTTTAGTTTAGTATTTCGTTTAGTGTTTCGTTTGCGTTTTTTACTGCTTCTGATTTAAATTTATAAGCGTATAATCCTATCCCAAAAGAATAAAAAAAATCTTGATAAACGCCCCATTTCATAGAGTCGGGCAATGACTCAAATGCAAAGCTCTGAAGGACTTCCTCATAGTCTTGGTAGTTCTCCCCTCTCACGAGCCATGTATTAAAATCTTTTTTTGCTTTTCCTGTTAATTTCATTTCGTTTTTATTAGAATTATTTAGGTAAAAATTGGTTAAGTAAAAATTGGTTAAGTTTAAAAAAGAAATTCTTATATTTTATTATCTCGTGCTCCTGTTCTTTAATTTGACTTTCTTGTTTTTCGATATAGTATTTTATTAACGCTTCTTTTTCGTTTTCTTCGTCTAATTCTTCAACTATTTTCTTAGCTTCTAAATACTTGTAGTCTGGTGTACAGATCATAATTTCGTTTTATTTAGTTCTTGTTCAATTTTACAGTGATTGCAATCTTCTGTAGTTATTTCAGATTTGCATTTTTCGCATTCAAATGTTGCTTTTATTTCGCTCATTTCGTTTTGTTTGTTTTAACACCCGCGTTGTATGTAATTGTGCTAAATTTAATTTTCACTTATTTATTATGGGTATAAAAGGTTTTATTTTTACTGCTAAGCCATCATAATTGCATTTGCACAACGGACTTACAACACCAAATAAAATAAACAACTGCTCTTCTGCTACTTTTTCAGTTATTACATCGTGTTTAAGGTTATCGCTTATTTGCTTTAATTTATCTTTCATATCTTTACTTTTTTTATTATTTCTTTAGTTCCAGCTGCTCGATTTTCAACTTAGGAGTGTCAACCGTTTTAGTCTTGGTTTTGGATCGTTTGTTTAATTCGCTGCCGTAGTTCAATTCAGCTATTTTGCAAGCTGTTTTGAAGGTCTTGCACTCTTGGGTTTCTCCGCTTTCCTTGAATGTTATTTTGTGGTATTTCATTTGCCGCTTTTAGATTTAATTTGTTTCCTTAGTTGTTTTGTCATCAATACAGACAATCTCATAAACTCTGTATCTGAAGAATATGGTAACGTTGTAAAATTTGAATGAAACAACTCATTCAAATTTTCTAATAAACATTCTTTTTCTAAACGCCCTAATACATCAGATTCATTTATTTGCTTTTTCGATAAATCATAATTTTTACCATAATTCATTACTGATTGAAAATAGTTAAGTATGCTATGTTTAACATTAAAAGCGTACCCTTTTCCCGCATTGTCACCGTATAAATAGCAAATTTCTTTTATCGGTGATTTGAATAACAACCCGTCTCTTATATCTTTTTTTATGTCTTTCAATTCTGTTCTTCGTTGAAAACTAAAATTTGCAGTTTTTTGTTTTTTAACTCCTTGTATTACTTTTTTAAAAAAATCCTCTTTAGTTTCAAGGTGGTTAAAACCCTCAAGTTCACTAGGATAAATTATTAAATAAAAATCATAATTTATTTGAAATAATAATGTTGATTGTTGTATTCGATAACTATCGCAACTATTTTTATCTACTCCTGATTCTAATATTATTGTTTTCATACTGGTAGACTATCAAAGTTTTTTAACTCAATATTTCTTACTGTGTCTTTTGCATTTTCAATAACCAAATTATTAACTATTAATGCCCTTTTTAATTCATAGTTCATTAAGTTAACGCATTGTCCTACTAATTTAGCCTGAGTAGCCGCCTTTGCTACATCTATCTCGTCTTTATCTAATCGTTCCATTGTTTCGCATAAATGCGCAAATAATGATTTACTGTTTACTGGTTTCATATCGTTTTGTTTTAGAAGTCAAATATACTCCTTTTATTATATAAACAACCCTTTTAATAATATTTATTTAGATTTTATTATCTAAACCCGTTGGAAATGTAATACTGGAGCGGGTTTCTGTGGGTGAAATAAATGATTAGTTTTGTTTCTTCGTTCGTGCATTGCGCATATTTAGTTTGTTTTTAGGCTTGAAGCCCTCGTTAATTCGGGGGTTTTTTGTTGGTTAAATTCTTGATTTATGGCTTCAATGCAGTCATTAATAGCGTCGGTGTATGCGTATGCGTAAACTTCTCCAGCGTCTTCTTTTTGCTGAATAGTTAGCCGTTTTGATCTAATTGCTTTTAATATTGTTTCCTTGTCCATTATTTTTTGTTGGTGTTAACTGTATAATTAATACAGTAGTTGTATAACAATTCTTAGGTTTTCTCTCTTATTGCCATGTTCATTCACCATACTATCAACATATTCTTTAGCCCCTTCTTCGCCTCTAAAATACTCGCAGCTTCCCCAAATTCGACCAATCTTCATTTCAACAATAAACGCCCACCGTTTTTCTATGTTTTCCTTGTAATATTTTTCAGCTTCTTTCATTGTGCTAAAGCCTAATAATTCCAAAGCCCATTGATCTCCATCTTGTACTAAATCGTATTGCATCTTTTTTAATTTAACTCGTTAATATTATCTGTGTTACCTTTTTCTAAATTGTTGGTATAAACCAATAAAATCATTTGCCGCGATTCTTAACTCTATTCTGTCTCGTGTTCCTTGTTTCTCCTTAGTAAGTGACCGCTCAAACTCTTTAGCGCGTTTAATAGCCTCTTTAACGTCTTCTCGGCTGGCTTTCAGTATTGGATAATCCTTCTTTAAGTCAAACTTAACGTATTCAAATAGCCCCGTTCCAAAAGTATTTTCAAGCCCTTCATCATATCCATCTGGATTTCCACCCAAAGAAACATTACAATTTTGGGAACATTGGCGGAAGATATTAAACAAATTAAACCTAATGTTTCCATGTGCTTTCGTTGTGAATCTATGCCCAGCATCATATTTAACGGGGTTAGTATTCCCGCAACTGATGCAAGGCTGATCATGATCAATTGTTCGAGCTATTCGGTTAACTATTACTTGTAGTGTTCCCTTGTAATCTGCTAAGGTTGTGATGTTGTCCTTCATTACCGCGCGTTTTACTTTCCAATCTTTCTTTCCCTGCGTAATTTTAGCCTCCTGGACCGCTACAGAAAAAGCCTTAATACATTCGTCTTTAACCATGCAGTATTTTTGATTAAAATATTTTGCGGTAAACTTTTGCTTGCAAGTTTTGCATCTAGGCATTTTTTAGTTTTTGATTTAACATAGTCTTAAGAAACATTTCAAAACGTTTCTTAGACGGACGTTGTAGATAATGCTAATCAAGATATTCTTTACCTATGTACACCATCATTTCACTAGAACATTTGTCTGTATCTACCAACCCAACCACAGAAAACCTATGTCTATATCTTAAACCTCTAATAGTATTATAACTTTCATAAAGTTCTTCATCTTCTATCCAAAAGTGGTTGTGTTTTTCGTCTTTGCTTACCGCACTATCAACAACAACGTGTATATCACATTGCTTTTGCTTATCTACATTGGTTATTGTTATTCCTCTTTCTTTTTCCATTTCTATTAAGTTTAATTATTATTCAAAGTCGCAACGTGGCATACACAAAGCGCTGTAAGTAATACTACGCTTCAAACTGTTTAATAAAGTCCTTCATTCTTTTTTCGTGTATTTCCTTAAAGTCATCAGTATTATTTTCAAGCATACTATCCATTATGTGTAGTGCTTCCAACAATCTTTGTTGTGCTTCATTCATTAACTCAATAGCTTCCCATTGGTCTTTTGGTGTCTTGTTTGTTTTTTTTGTATCTATTATCATTTTTATAAATTTTAGTTATTCAATTCGTACTACTTACAACAATATATAAACCCCATTAAAACGACACTATACCCTAAACGTTAGGCTTCATTAAAACGCACCTTTTCAATCTTCCAATCCTTGTAGCTTATCGGAAAGCTTAACATCTTCAAACTATGGTAAGGAAGTTTATTGGCTTCACAAGCTT